AAATACTCTTGGCGCTCGGTTAGTTGTCCTGACGCAAGATGGCCACGGATCACAGCATCACCTGTGCCTGGCGCCCCAGTCTCCGTATAGAATTCATTCGTGCTCATCGAAGCGGGGATACCGAGGCTCCACTCATCGTACAGAAGCTTTCGAATTTGGTCGACGCTACCTGGATTAAAGTCGCCACCTACGTACGCCTTCAATTCTTTGCGCCGCTTCTTGACGGAGATTTCATACTCACACTCAAGTGAGCCTCGAAGCTCTTGGTCAATCCAAACACCTGACTTGTGCATTCCGACACACATCTCCTGTGTCGCGTGGTCAACTTCATTTAGATTCCACGGACGAGAGCCTGCCCAAGACGCTGGTTTTAGCTCAGGTGTAATGGGCCGAAAAGCTCCCATCGCCTTTGCAGCATCTATCAAAGGAACTGTGATTCGAGCGTTCACTACCGTGTCGATAATGTTGTACCGAAGAAGCTCCGTGTCGTCCTGGCTACCTGTAGATATCTTGGTACCTTTCTCCGTCGTCTCCCATCGCTCAACGTCCGTGAGTATGGAGCCGATGGTCTTCAAGCCCTTGGGGAGGTCCGGTGACCGGAACCTTGCGTGGAAGAGTGTGTCCACCAGTGGTGCGGGTGTGACGCCAAGCTGCGTCTCAACAACCATGCGGTCATAGTAGCCAGCATTATGACCGACCCAGACACGGCCATCAGTCAGGGCAGCGCATAAGATTTCGCGGAGTCTACGTTCCTGCTCTTGTGAGTGGATACGGGTGACACCATCAGTTGAGAGCAGTCCAACACCTACGGCGCGGCAGTTCTGGTGGGGAGTGGTGCGTGCAGCCTTCCCGTTAATATCGAGGTCGGGAATAGCGATGGCGATAGTGCGTAGCTTGCACTCCAAGGGCTCGATGCCATCAGTCTCAACGTCGTAGACCCAGAAGGGCGCAGGCTGAGCCAGAAAGTCTTCGAGTTCCTCGGGGGTTGGGTTCAGTATGGAGTCGGGCTTCGTCCACCGAAGAGTATCGCTGAACCAGCGCATCGCTTTAGACACGTCTGCCTCGATGACGGGTCTCCAGTTCGGGGCTCTTGTCACGTAGTGTGGGCTGAATGTCGCCAACATCTTCTTATCTGTTGGCTCGAGACTCCAAAGCCAGTTGTCATCGATGTACATGGGACCGCCACGCAAACCATGGATGCCGCCCGACTGACCCGACAAGACTCGTGTTGCAGTCATACCCAAGGCTATGAAGTTATCGTACTTCTAAAGCACACTATCAAGCCGTGGTCTACAGCAATCCGCTGGGTGCGGAGCAGGATCTTTACCTTGACTGACGCGCCTCTTGTTCAATCGGTCCAGAGATTTCTCCATCCGATTCCAAGCGCCACCTTCTTTGCCTGATGGCTTACACGCAATCACATTATCAAGGTCAACCTGTGACCTGTTCATGCCCGTAGCCGCTAAGAACCGAGACCACTCACCAGCAGCCGAACCCATGAGGGGCCTACCGTGGTTGATGTCCTCGGCACGGGGAGCTTCACCTAAAGCCAATATCTTAGCTCCAGGGTGAAACTCACCCATGACGGGGCGCCACTCATCTTTTTGAAGTTCTCCGTTGGGCCCAAGAGGACACTCATCGCAACGGGCACCGCATTGTTTTGGATTAGTATTCATAAAAATTGAGGCATCTATCTCGACCACCCACATGCCTCCCTGCTGGGCCCTAGGAGGTACAGGAACCCCCTTGGTCTATTCGACTTAGCTAACGATACCTTGAGCGGTGCTCGCGGGAGGGGGCAAAGAGACTCCAGCGGACGGCACAGGGGCACCGTTAGACACCGCAGGCTTGGCTGCAGCCGAAGGGGCGGGGGTAGAAGCACCCTTAAGAGCATCAAACTGCTTCGGGTTCAACCACTTGCCGATCTCGTTGTAAGATCCCTGGACACCCTTCTGGCCAGGAATGAACTCGATATGGGCTTTACGTCCACCGTTCTGCTCAGTCAAGAACCAGTTGGTGTTGATCTCAGTTGCACTCTCGATATCGGAAGCCGAGTAGCCCAAAGACTCCAGAACTGAACGAAGCACAGCCATCCGGCCGCGTAGTTGCTTATCCGTGAGGTCTGGGAGCATGGCACCGGCGTCGTCAAACGGGAGACTCAAGAACGAGAACATCTTGAACCCGTTCTCAAATTGAACGTGGACCCGACGAGTTGCGGGCTTGTCTGTTGGAGCACGCTCGATGTTTACGATGCTCACTGCGTAGAATCCCGCTTCGGGTACGGATGAGCCGAGAGCGCTGATTCCTTGAAATGCATTACCTGATACTTTGATAGCCATGATGGCTCCTTTTGTTGTTGTTAGTTGGTTGGTGGTGGGGGTGGAAGGCTCGGCGATGACCTACTCTGAGTCTCGTCGATAGAGAAGTCAAAGAGGGACTGTGTAGCCTGTTGCGCCAACACGCCACGAGCAATGCCATCCTGACACGCCCAGCGAAGATGCAACCGATTGTCAGTCCGACCTGACACCGCTGATTGGATTGAGTCCTGTACTGCGGTACCGCTTATCATATCATCTGCAATCAATTGAGCAACCTCATCTTGCCATTCAAGCCCCGGCAAGCGGCTTAGTCGGTAGTTGCTTTGGCTAGCACGGAGAATCTCACGGAGGTTTCCGGGTGTCTTGGGTGAGCAGATACCCGTACGATCTCCAGTTACCCACTCCGGGTTTGTCGGGTCGCAGTAGTAGATGCTGGGGAACCAAGGGTCGGGGTACGTAGGGTCAATCATCGCACGGAGATTGATATCGCACCAAGAGGGTAGGGTCTCTACCTGGTTACGTGACGGAACGTCAGGACCACCGGGGCAGAAGCGCCCATCGGCGTTGGTTCCGGGAGGCCGCTCATGAAAGTTCATGAGTAGGTGGACGCCCAGGTACCGCGACGCATGCGCAATCTCAAGCAAGTGTTGGTTGAGTTGCTGGTAGGGATAGAACTTGTCCTTCTTCCCGCTGCGTCCTGCAGGAGACGACTCGTGCCACCCAAGCATAGAGCACTGACACAGGTGGCTGATATCATCGACGACGACGGCGTCGTAGTTTGTAGTGTCTTTGATTTCAGCGAAGCTCTTCAGCATGCTGACAAGCTCAGTGAGATTCTTCGGTGAATCGGGATGAACGGATGGATTGAACCCCAATTCATTCTGAGCCACTAAGGTAATCGCTGATGGGACACCAAGGAACAAAGCTCCGGGAAACGCGGCTAATGCGTCACTCGTTTTCTTCTGTTTGGGCTTGCCGTAAACGGTAACCATAACTGTCGGTGTTGGGGGTTCTTGCTTACTCATTAGTCTCTCCTAAATAATCTTTGCGGCTGCGCCGTAGAAACAAAACTTAATTCCCGGGCAAGGACCGTATCGTCCAATGCATGAGGTTTCATGTTGAACCTTAGGCCAATCCCAAAAGGTCGGCGAGTCTACCTCAAGTCCAGCCAGCCGGTGCTCTTCGCGCCACAGCATATCAGCATAGTGTGCATCTCGATGCGGTGTTGCGGGAACCATTGGTCGGGCCACACGCCAAGGCTCTTGAGTCTGGATGAGATTCAATCCCAACCCACCGAAATCCTTACCGTACATCTGCTTACCCATGATTCGGAACGCGGCAAAACCACCATCGATGGCGTAGCCGTCAACGCTCTTGTTTGCCTGTACACGCGCCTGATGCTTATGGTCCCATATAAATGTTCGGCCACCCCGCTCTTTCGTAACCATATCCAGTCGACGCGTGAGCACTAAAGCTGCGCCGGTGTCAGGATGTCCCGGGGAGTTAAGTGGTGTCGGTACAATGACACCCCCATCCCACGCCTTCACCTTTGCCGCGCGACGGTTGAAATTCGCATCCTCCGCGTGTACAACCCATAAACCCCACTCATTATCTTTTGTCCCCAGTACAGCGGTGACCGGGTACTCAACCTTAATGACATTGCCTGGAGGTTCAGGATGTTTCGCCATGTACCGCCTAAATGTCTCAAGCATACGATCAAGGTGCTCATGCCCACCATTGGTGTCGCACCACACCTGTACGGCTTCTTCCGGGTCAAGAAAGACGTCGGGGTCATCGTACCATGTCTCGTCAACCCACACGCCTTCAGCGGAGGGTGCCCCCCAGATTGCGTGCTGATGCGCTTGGAGGATGTGGCCCATGCTGCCTCGAGTCAAAGCGTCAGCGGGAATCATTGTGAGGTTGAGTCGCTGACCGTAGGCGAACAACTGCGGACACCGGGAGAAGGTTCCGATACGTGACCACCCACGAGATGACCTACCTGCGTCGATAAGAATCTTTCTCATGCTACCTCCAACTTGCTGATAATACTGCTCACAAGAGCCTCTTCGTCTTCCATCCCCAAGAGCTTGTCACCCAATCCTTCAAGCTCGTCTGCCTTCAGGAATGATTCAATCGGGCCAAACTTGTCCACAAGAATCTGAACTACACGCTCGTCATAGGTGCCTTGAGCGACCACAACTTTGAGCAGCGTGGGGCTTCCACCCAGGCGGTCGAACCGGCCCTTCCACTGTACAAAGTCACCAGGTTTCCAGGGAAGCATGGCAAATATAGCCAAGTTAGCCGTCTGCATTCCATCCACGCCTGTGCCCACACTCTGACCAGTGGCTACCAAACAACATGCTGTGTCACTGTTTCGGAAGGTATCAATCATTTCGTCGCGCTCTGATTCTGCCACGCCGCCATGAGCCATCCACACAGGCACGTCTTTCTGCGCCTCGTCACCCTTGTTTAGTTCCTGGCGTAGTTGATGAGCCCACAACTCCGTCTCTCTTCTGCGAGCGGTGAAGATCACCACCTTACCCCCGCCCTTGAGACCCTCAATAGCTTCCTCAATCACGTACCGGCGCTTACGGCTGCACGCTTCGGCTAATCTGGCCTCAACGACACGCTCTTTCCCGTCAGCTTGCGCACCGGCCTCACGATTCATTTGACGTACGGCCTGAGTAAACGTCTGCTCGTCGCTGAACCTGTCAGCGCGATTAAGTTCTGTGTTCGTCAAGTAATCTACCTGAACTCGCGTACTTGGTAGGCTTGAATGTGACTCACTGTACGGAACTTCGTGAACGAAAAAAGAACAGCGAGCTTTTAGTTCTGGAATGTTTGAGTATCCAGTATCGTCTAAACCGCCGAACGATCCGGGACGGGCAGCGCAATACCGGTGAGCAAAGTTAGAGTAGCTGTGCGAGAACCCGCCTGGTGCGAGTAAATCAAGCTGAGACCAAAGCCGTCGCGGCCTACCGTCATCAAGAGGGGTGGCTGTCAGGCCAATACGAAGCTGAACACTCTTAATTCGGGACACTTCCATCACAGCAACGGCGCGAGCGTGGCGATTGACTTGAGAGTTGGGGTTGTTGCTGGCAGA